CACAAATACGCAAAACCCACCACTAGCACGCGATAGTGAAACTTCTTGCGCGGGAGGTTACATGGATTTAATTTCAGTACTGGAAGAAAAAGGTCTACGAGAATTTCAGGACAGACCCTTCCATCCCTCGCTCTATACTTTTGAGTGCTTCAAGCAGACCATTAACCACGACTTCAAGGTTGCTCCATGTATCAGGATCCCCGTTACCATATGCACTGAAATAGACACAGAAGCGCACCCCTGTACGCTCACTCTCAGCCCCGGGCAGGTCGAGGTAATCCGTAGGAGCGCCGGCAATATCAAAGATGGCCTTGTGAAAGTCGGGCCGTTCTATTTGGAGGTGCAGACTTAGCATTCGGTAAAGCCACTGAGCTGTACCTTTGTTTATGTTGTGTTGCAAATCTCGAAAAAAAAACTCTAGTCTGCCTGTTACCTTGGTGGAAAAAACAAACTGTTCATCAGGATTTGTCGAGGGCGGTCGGAAATAGCAGTCATTTGTTTCCAACAGGCCTGAAGGTCTGTTCACCCACTCCAGTAGTTCATAAAACCGCAGAATAGCTTTTTGACTTTCGTGGGGCTTGAAGTCCTCCAGAACCTCTCGGATGAGTTCAGGTTTTTCTCGGAAGCTGCAATACTCACCGGCGTTTTCACTGTAAGTAGTTTTACCCCAAGGGTGACTGCGTCCTGCTGACTCCTGTAGCTCAAAATGCGACACGACAAGCATATCCACCTCCTAGGTCGTAATCGCGCCGAAATTGGCGCAATCCCAGTCCTTGGGCTTGCAAGCAAAGGACTGGGAAATCGGTCATCCTTTGGTTTCGGTCTTGACGATTAGGCGCCACTTCACAGCTTTTGAATTACCGGTGTGCTGGTGCTTATTCTGTGCAGGGAAGGGGTCATCCTTGTTTGATGTGATCTCGTGACCGCATCCCTCGCAGCGATAGATCCCCGATGCAGGAACCGTGTCCCCGATGTTATAAATCGTGGTCCAAAACGCACCACCTAGCAGTGTTGGAGCCGATCTTGTTTTTTCAAGATATTGTGCAGTTTCTTCTGTGAAGAGGGCCATATTGAATCCTTCCTGTGGCTCTGATTGGGGGCACAACGCTACTACGCTCGTATCTGATCCCGCCACTGGCCTTTCGTCCACGCTGGATGGGCAGACAGCAAGTAAACTTTCATTCGCTTTGAGCTGCCCTCAAGGCCGCTTTAGCTTCGCGCTCTTGGTTATCTTTTTCCGCCACACTGAAGATCTCCTCAAGAGCCGAAACGTGCCACACACGACCTAGGTCCGACTCGGCGTTTACTCGGCCTGCATAGATTCCAAGAAACTCCCATGTAGTATTGCCAGACATGATAGTACTTACTCTGTCTCCTACCTTTTTTCTAGACTGAGTAGTCCTATAGGCAACTACAGCCGAACCTGATTGGCCTTGGCGTGTACGGCAATCGATAAGAAAATAAGGGTTCTTCGGGTCGAGCAAACTCAAATCTTGCGCCAGGAATCCAGTTGCCCAAATGGGGAACTTTCCAGCTACAGACAAACCGAAAGGAAAACCGATAACACTTACAGTTTCGCTTGGGCTTACAAATAGCCCGTGCCTATCAAGACCTGGGTTTAGGTAATAGGGCATTTTCCAAACATCTGAGCCCCATGAAAGGTTCAACGCTACTGCATCTACGATTTCGCCGAGTGTAGGATGCTCAAACCAATATGGAGATCCGTCATCGCGATAAAGTGGAAGCTTGATCTTCAGCCAAGAACCCGGCTTATCAGAGCTTTGATGGAAATATATAACGATATTATCCGGAATCGCGGCATTGCTACTAAGACACTCACCTGTATCCAACCTGCGACCGGTAACGTTATGCTTGTTGGTAAATAGGCAACAATGAGATTGCTGGTCTCTTGCCACTAAAAATGCTGTACCGCTGCTGAGCAATGTTTCACCAAAGTACATCTCAATATATAGAGATTTCATAGTTGGCAGTTCAAGATTGATTCCGGCTTCAATTTTTTCGTGAGGCGCGTTATTTTCAGTGTGTGTCATATTCTCATCTAACTTGGAAAAATTGACCGAGCGCTGCAGTAGGGGGGTAAGTGCCTTTAGCAGAACAAGAGCTAATCCTACGAAAAATGGAGGCTACTACTCGGGAGTGCTACAGCGTTACTGGGGATTCGTACAGGCGAGAATGAGCTAAACATTTTTTGGGCGGTGCCGATATTCTCTGATCCATTACCCGCGGAGTAGCTGCTCCGTACCAATCAAAGGAATGAAGTCGTGACAATCAATCACACTGTGACCTGTCCCCACTGTATGAGCAATGTCCCATGGGGCGCTCAAGTCTGCAGAGGTTGTCACGCTGAAGTGAGTTATGGCACACCTCGAGGCGTTGCATTTTTCCTCCTCATTCTCTGTTTTATCGCTGGAGGGTGGGTAACCGATCTGGCCCAAAACTACATCTGGGCTAACTCCACGTTTCTGTTTATCGTCTTCAGTGCCATCTTTCTGCTGTGTGCTTGGGCGTCTCGAAAAATTTGCGAGCGTTATGACGGAAAAGCGATTTTTCGGCGTTCCTATCGAAAATAGAATTAGCGCACCACGATGAGCCCAGCCCGCCCGCCTGGCTTTTTCGTTTCTGGCAACCCAGCGCTACAGCCATCCTCTTTCATTGACGGCGCGTTACTGGGGATTCGTACAGGCGAAAGCCCTGCGTGCCGAGCTACGCTTGGATGATTTCAGGCTGCTTATCTAGAAGTGCGAGAAGCATCTGGTCGTGTGACGCCCGTGTTGCCCTATAGAACATGCACCGATCTAGAAGAATCCGTTTCATGCTCCGGGCAGACGCAAGGTGTCTGGGCTCAACAGAGATCGTCGCGGTCTTGCCGCTGCTATTGTCGGTCACTTCCAGGTGGTATCGCCCTATCAAGCCGTCGTCTCGTTCGGTGTGGCCGAGGCATTTGAAGTTGAAAGTGGTGTCTGTCATGCCGTTCTCCGAATTCAGAGTGTGGATGGTTCCTGCCTTCGGCTCGCAAAGGACTGGGGTATCCGTTGCATGAAGGCAGGAGGCTACTACTCGGCGGGTGCAAGGCGTTACTGGGTTTCTATCCACGATGGGTGGGTGGACAGGAATTGCGCTGCTGATGGTGTCGTGACACGCTGCGCCGCTTTGTTATTTGCGCGTGGGGTTCAGGAAGTATGATAAGTGCGGAGCAGAAAAGGAATCTGTGCGTTCAGGACATGGGGGCAGAGCTTGGGGCAATTTACTGCGACCTCAACGATCACTTGTTGGATATCCTGTTGCTGTGGAAGCAGTACGAGCAGCTTTTCGGTGTAGATCAAGAAACCGTGCAGGTTTTGAACGGCTCAGCGCCTACGTTCTTTGGCATTGTGCAGGCACAGCTTTGGGATGGCGTTATGTTAGGAATTTCAAGGCTCACAGACCCTCCAGTCAGTGCTGGGAAGAAAACCCTTTCAATCAGATCAGTTCCGGCGCTAATCAGTGACCGGGCAGTTTGCGCCCGGGTGGAAAGCGCCATTGCTCAAGCGTTGGTAGATGCAGAATTCACACGGGCTCATCGTAACAAGCGTATTGCACACAATGACTTGGTCCACATTCAGGATCGGGTTGCCAACCCGCTTCCTCCAGCGAGCCGTCAGAAGATCAAAGCAGGCTTGGATTCGATCTGCGCGGTTCTCGAGATTCTCAACGGCCACTACCGACAGTCCACAATGCTTTACGACGACCTCATTTATGATGGGGGCGCCGGGAGCGTGGTGCACCTGTTGAGAAATGGCCTGAGGCATCTGGACTGTGAAACGGAAGATTGATGGGTGAGCCAAGTCACGCTGGGCTTTTTCGTTTCTGGTGTCCCGGTGCTACATTGCCCGCATTTCCACAGGAGTGACCTGCATGAAATTGATCGTAGGAGCGTTTGCGTTGGTTTTTCTGGCTGGGTGCACCACGCCATCTGATCTCTTGAAAGGGGCTCCCGAGCTTTCAGCGAACACCAAAAAAGACCCAAAGGCTTATGCGCTTTGCGTTTACCCGTCCTGGCAAGACTATAGATCTAGTGCCGTTATCAGTGAGACATCAACAGGCTACAGGCTCGTTGCTGGCAATGATATGAATGGTCAGACCGACGATGTTTTGGATATCAGAAAAAGCACCGGAGGTTCCGCTGTTAAGCTTTATCAGCGAATGGCCTGGCAGCAATTAGGCAGAAGTGAGCTTAAAGAATCCTTTAATCGCTGCCTTTAAACTGAACATGCACAAGACCGCCTTCGGGCGGTTTTTTATTGTCTGGAGAAAAGTATGGCCGCTACAGCCGCTCACTACGTACCAATGACCACCGTTCTGCTGTCTGGATCTCTTGCTAAAAAGTTCGGACGCTCGCACAGACGGCTGATTGATACTGGGCAGGCGCAGGAAGTCTTCAAGGCAATGAATGCAACGCTCGATGGTTTTGATGAAGAAATAAAGAGGCTTGCTCGTCTGGGGATGCGCTTTGCGATCTTTCGCAACAGAAAGAATGTAGGTCTTGAATCTATGGTCCTTAGCGGCACACGTGAGGTCCGTATTGTGCCTGTGATAGGTGGTAGCAAACGTGCTGGTGTTTTGCAGACCGTCATAGGGGTGGCGTTGATAATAGCGTCGTTCTTTGTCCCTGGAGGCCCCGCTGTTGCTGGTGCATTTCTCGCTTCTGGCGTGGCTTCTACCGCCGGCGGCGTTATCCAGATGCTGAGCCCACAGCAGGGCGGTCTCTCGCAAAGTTCTTCACCGGAGAACGCACCTTCCTACGCATTCGGCAGCGCCAAGAACACCACGGCCAGCGGGAACCCGGTGCCGATCTGCATCGGCGATCGTCGATGGGGTGGAATGATCATCTCCGCATCGATCTATGCCGAGGACAAGGCCTGATTTCTCATTGGCCTTATGAGATCATCTGGATCTTTAGCTCAAGGGGGCCGCAGTTGATGAGCCGCATCATTCAATATTTTGAAGTGGAAAATAAGTTTGAAGTAACTTGGAAATATGAGTGTCTGCCGATCCCCGACGTCGCCATAGAATCTATTGCCTATTTGCTTTTTTCCGATGGGGCTGGTTTTTGGCTCGGCGAGGTTAGCCTGTGGAATGACTTGAGGCAGATAAAAGGCAAGGCCTTCTCGCACAGTTGGATTTTTAGATTTAACAGGGGAAGGGGATTCGGATCTCACGCAACAGACCTTATCGATTTGTGTGGTAGACCCCTTTCGGACGAAGAGCTTTATCAAATCGGAGGCCATCTACGCTCCGGAGAAACGCAGCCAGAAGTAAATCTTGGCAAGAGCTCCTTAGCGTTGGATCTGTCGGAAGGACGAGAAGCGGTGGCGAATTACTACCGTGTTGAGTCAAGACAAGTCGAAATTGTTATAACAAGTAATTAGCAATAATTAACCCGCTTCGGCGGGTTTTTTTTCGCCTGGAGGAAAGCATGGGCGCAGCACAGAAGATTGACATCCATGGCGAAAAGGGCGGCAGCAGCAAGCCAAAGTCGCCGACTGAAGCCAGCGATAGCTTGCGCTCGACCAACCTGGCAAAGCTGTTGATCGCCGTGGGCGAGGGCGAGTTCGACGAAATCCCAACGGATTACGACATCTACCTCGACAACACCCCGATCCGAGATGCGAGCGGCAACTACAACTTCCCAAACGTGAAGTGGGATTGGCGCTCGGGCTCCGTCGATCAGATCTATATCCCGGGCATTCCGTCCGTCGAAAACGAGACATCCCTGAACGTCGAGCTACGCAGCGACGCGCCCTGGGTTCGCTCGATCAGCAACATCCAGCTTTCAGCCGCTCGGATCCGTCTCGCGTGGCCAGCCCTTCAGCGTCAGGACGACGAAGGAAATGTGGTCGGTTATCGCATCGACTACGCCATTGATTTGGCCACTGATGGCGGGGCCTATCAACAGGTGTATCCCGATGCCGTGGACGGAAAGACCACCACGCGTTACGAGCGGTCTGTCCGCGTTGATCTGCCGGAAGCCACCAGTGGCTGGCTGATCCGTGTGCGCCGCCTGACGCCGAACCAGAACAGCAACAAGATCGCCGACACCATGCTGATTTCCGGTTACACCGAGGTGATCGACGCCAAGCTGCGTTACCCGAACACCGCGCTGCTCTACATCGAGTTCGACGCCGAGCAGTTCACCAACATTCCGGCGGTCACAGTCCGATGCCGGGCGCGGCGATGGATGGTGCCGAGCAACTACGATCCGATCCTGCGCACCTACACAGGCACGTGGGACGGCAGCATGAAGTCGGCGTGGACCAACAACCCGGCGTGGATCACCTATGGGGTGTGCACTGAAGACCGTTTCGGCCTGGGCAAACGCATCAAGCCGTTCATGGTCGACAAATGGGAGCTGTACCGGATCGCGCAGTACTGCGACCAGCTGGTGCCGAACGGCCTTAATAGCGTGGAGCCCCGTTTCCTGTGCGACATGAACCTGCAAGGCAAGGCTGACGCCTGGTCGTTGCTGCGCGATATAGCCGGCATTTACCGGGGCATGACCTACTGGGCTCAGGGCCAACTGGTAATGCAGGCCGACATGCCGCGCGCGCAGGACTACGACTACGTTTTCACCCGGTCCAACGTAATCGATGGCAAGTTTTCGTATGGCAGCGCCTCGGCGAAGACTCGATACACCCGGGCGCTGGTCAGCTACGACAACCCGGCGAACAACTACGACACCGACGTCATTCCGTTCGCGGATCTGGATCTGCAACGGCGTTACGGAGACCGCCCGACTGAGTTGAGCGCTATCGGCTGCACGCGTGCGTCCGAGGCTCAGCGCCGGGGCAAGTGGGTAATTCTCAGCAACAATCAGGACCGGACCATCTCGTTCAAGACCGGTATGGAGGGCGTGATTCCACTTCCGGGCCACATCATCCCTGTGGCTGACTCGCTGCTGGCGGGCCGTGAAGTCGGCGGGCGCATCTCTGTCGCGTCCGGTCGTGTTGTAACGCTGGATCGTGATACCCAGGCCAAGGCTGGCGATCGGTTGATCATCAACCTACCGGGCGGTCGCGCCGAGGGCCGCACCGTGCAAAGTGTCAACGGCCGCGCGGTGACTGTGACCACCAACTACAGCGAGCCACCACTGCCGCAATTACAGTGGGCGCTCGATGCAGATGATCTGGCCATCCCGCTCTACCGGGTGTTGCGCACCAAGCGCACGACCGAGGGCGACTTCGAAATCAGCGCACTGCAATATGACCCGAGCAAGTTCGCTTACATCGACACCGGGGCGCGTCTGGAAGAACGACCGATCAGCGTGATTCCGATCACTGTCGTTCCGGCGCCGGCGAGCGTAACGGTCACATCGAGCTCGGTCGTATCCCAGGGCATTGCCGTCGCCACAATGACCATTACCTGGCCGGCGGTGAACGGCGCTGTCGGGTATGACGTCGAGTGGCGTAAGGACAGCGGTAACTGGATCAAGCTGCAGCGCACCGGCATGACCAGTGTCGACGTGGTGGGCATCTATGCCGGTGCTTACGTGGCCCGCATCCGTGCCGTGAGCGCCTTCGACATCTCGTCGATCTGGCGCGCTTCGATACTGACCAACCTCAAGGGTAAACAAGGTCTGCCGCCGGCGGTGTCGTTCCTGACGGCCACGCCTCTGCTGTTCGGTATTTATCTGAAATGGGGGTTTCCGGCTGGTGCCGAAGATACCCAGCGCACGGAAATCTGGTACGGGCCGACGACCAGTTTGGACGCGGCCACCAAGCTGACCGACCTGTCATACCCTCAAAGCGATTTCTCGATGCTGGGGCTGCGTGCCGGCGTGACGCTCTATTTCTGGGCGCGCTTGGTGGATCGGATCGGGAGCATCGGCCCTTGGTACCCGATCGGGATGGGGGTGCAGGGCCAGTCGAGCTCCGACGCCGCCGCGATTCTGGAAATGATCGCCGGTGAAATCGGTCGCACGGAACTTGGCCAGGACCTGCTGGATGAGATCGACAAGATCCCAGGCCTTCAGGCGCAGATTGATGCGCTCGACGGGCTTGCGGGGTACGACCCGGACGCCACCTACGAGGAATACGATCTTGTGGTGGTTGGCAATCGGATCTATCAAGCCACAAGCGCGGTACCCATCAACACATCACCGCCGAACGCCGCCTATTGGTTGGATGTGGGGCAAACGATCGAGACGGCGAATGGGCTGGCTCAACAGGTCGCCACCAATACCGCCGACATTACGGAGATCGATGGCGTAGTTACTGCCCAAGCCACTGCCTTTCAGGCGTTGCGTGCCGCATCCCGTGATGATGGCGGCGAGGGGGCGGTCGCGGATGCCTTAAAGGGCTGGAGTAGCACGGCCGCCATCGCCAGTGAGGAGAAGGTCAGAGCGTCGGAAAACCTCGCCACCGCGCAGAAGATCACGACATTGACGTCTCAGGTGGGCGAAAACGAAGCCAATGTCACAGACCTGCGAAAAACCGTGGCCACGGACAAGGAAGCCACTGCGACGGCACTCACCCAGGTCAACGTGAAGGTCGGGCAAAACACCGCCGCGATTCAGGAAACCTCAACCGCATTCGCGGACACCAACGGCAAATTGACGACGATGTGGTCGGTGAAGATGCAGGTCACTGCGGGAGGCCAATACATCGCCGCGGGCATAGGTCTCGGCATCGAGAACACCGGCGCCGGTCTGCAAAGCCAGTTCCTGGTCAGCGCTGATCGCTTCGCCATCGTCAACACCATCGCCGGTGGCGCCATCTCGGTGCCGTTCGCGGTGCAAGGCGGGCAAGTGTTCATGAACTCGGCGTTCATCGCGGACGGCACCATCACCAATGCGAAGATTGGCAGCTACATCAGCTCCACCAACTACATCGCCGGTCAGCAGGGTTGGATTCTCAACAAGGATGGAACGCTGGAGATCAACGGCATTGTCCCGGGACAGGGGCGGTTGGTGATCAATTCGCTGAACGTGTCGGTTTACGACGCGAACAACGTTTTACGCGTGCGGCTTGGATATTTGGGGTAAGCAATGGCTCATGGAATGCGGATCTGGGGCGCCGATGGCGTGCTTCAGGTCGATGAAAATTCGTTCACGATGCGAGTGGTGCTCTCAACACTGGTCACGTTCGCGACCGGCGCGAAGGCGACTCAGGACTTCTCGGCTCCCGGTAGTGATGCGTCCAACTCGGTGGCCATCGTGATCCCGACCGGTCCCTACAACGAGTCTTCGTCTTTTCAGTTTGAAACCGAGATGCTGTCGGGGGTAGCTCGTGTATACAACTACACACGCACCTTCGCGGCGAGTCTTTCCACCAGCGGGACCATGCGTTTAATGGTCATAAGGTTTGCTTGATGGCGAGTTATGGACTGAGCTTCGTTAACAACAGTAACCAGGTGGTCATCGATTCGGAGTTTGCTCGGCTGAACGTTATTTGCAGTGGCCGGTATTTGCCAACTCAGGAATCCGGACTCGGTTCAGCCACGTATTTTCCCCGCGTCATTACCAGCCAGGAACCGCCCCTGGTGTTTTGTCGACCGGACTCCGGTGGCATCGCCGGCCTTACGGCGATGCAGGTACTCGGGTCGGCAGGCAACTGGACGGGCTTTTATGTTCGGGCCTATGACGTGAACACCAACCAGCCGAACGGCCGCTATTTTGCGGCGACGTTCGGCGGGCAAGCTGTCGCGACTTACGGCCTGCGTTTGTGGGATGGCTCATCCCGGCTGCTATTCGACTCCGGCACTCCCACGGCGTTGTTCACCCGCTCGTTTCAGAACTGGACATATGTTCGATCTGAAACGACGGCAACGGGTAGCACCCGAAGCTTTTACACCGTCCCGTTCAACTTTCCCCAAAACGAGTACCTGCTGATCAACACCTTTGGCATGAACATGGTTACGGGGTCGCCGGCGGGGCGGCTGCTGAAAACGTTGTGGGACTTCAATGCCGGGGTGCTCTACGCCGTGACCGACGGGTTTACCAATCCCTTTGCGTTTTTCCTGCCTGCCGTTTTCGCAAAGATCGCCGTTTAAACAAACTCTAAATAGGAAGTTGCCATGCCTTGGTATAAAACCGGGACGGTTTCTGTTACCCAAAACTCAGGTTCCGTGACTGGGGCTGGCGTTGATTTTTTCGCCAACAGTCGGGTCGGCGATGCCTTCCGTGGGCCCGACGGTGGTTGGTACGAAGTCGTCAACATTCCCAGCAGCACAGCGTTGTCGATTTCACCGAATTACCAGGGCACCACCAACGCGAGCGGTAGTTACGCGTTGGCGCCCATGCAGGGCTACGTCAAAGACTCAGCCGATGCGCTGCGCGCTCTGGTCAATCAGTTTGGCGGTGTACTGGCGGTGCTGGGCACGACGCCCACCACTGCCGGAGTTCGCGCGGCACTGAATCTATCCAACACAGACGGTCTTCCTGAGGGCGTGACCAACAAATACATGTCCGCCTCTGGGGTTCGGGGAACTCTGCTGACGGGCCTCGACGTCATCACCCCGGGTGCTGCTTCCGAGACCGACACAATTCTTTCAGCGTTGGGGAAGCTTCAAGCGACGAAGGCTGATCTGAGTGGAACCAACAAAACCGTCGCCGTTGATAAAGGGGGGACTGGCGCGAACACGCCGGCGCTCGCTCGCGCAGCTCTCGGGCTGACGATTCTGGGGACGGTCAGCCAGGCCGGTGGTGTACCGACAGGCGCATTGATGGAGTCCGGTACCACCGCCACGGGGCAGTTCTGGAAGTTTGCGAGCGGACTACTGATTTGCACGCAGAGCGAGGCCAAATCGTTGAGCTTGACCAACGCCTATGGCGGCTCGTCGTATGACGTGGCCGCCTGGAGTTTCCCGGCCGCATTCTTGGCGGGGACGTTACCTTCTACCTATTTAACTGCGGTACTTGGGTCTCGTATTACCGACACTGCCACGTCTACGACATCAAGCAATACGGCGGCCGGTTTCTTTGTACTAGACCGAAGCGGCATTGCTGCTGGGGCCTACGCGCTCAAATGGCTCGCTATTGGGAGATGGTTTTGATGATTATCAATTTATTGCCGCAACGCCGGGATGACACCCTTGAGCTCATCAAGGCTGGGGACACACTCATCATCAACGGCGAGTCTTTTGATTTTTCGGCACTGGGGGAGGGGGACACGCTGCCGCGCCGCGCGATTCAATGCGAGTGGCTGGCCAGCGACATCGATGTTGAAAAACTGGATGGCGAGATCTTGCTCACGCTCCTGCTACCTATTCCAGCTCACTTTAGCCCCGAGCAGGCTTTCCCGGTTCCCTTGATCAACGTAGCCGATGGACCTGTTGTGCTGCCAGGGCCATTGCCTGCGGTCACCGCAGAAGATCTGGAGGTTTCTGATGAGCAACATTGACTGGTCGTTGTTGATCACCAAGGATATGAAAGAGGCTGAAGCCGCCAAGCTGGTTGCAGAGCAGCATGCGCTGATCGAGGAAGACTGGCGCTCCGAAGAGCTAGTTGTGGTGGCTCGCCAGCTCGAAGCCATCGAGGAAGCTGAAGCCGACGAACCACCGGCTGACCTCTTATCCGGCACGCGCAAGCAGTGGCTCAAATATCGGGGCCAGGTCAGCAATTGGAAGGCTGGTGCTCAATTCTTTCCTGATCAGAGCCATCGTCCGGCCCGACCCGCTTAACCCATTTGCTGCAGACCACCCGCCATTGAGCGGGATTTTTTTTGCCTGGAGAAAGTGATGACCGCAACTGAAACAGATCGCGACATCCTCGCGCGTACGCTGTGGGGGGAGGCCCGTGGTGAAAGCCTGGCCGGCCAGATTGCCGTGGCCTGGACCATTCGCAACCGCGTGAACGACGGAAAGGCCAAGTCGTGGTGGGGGGAGGGCTACGCGGGTGTTTGTCAGAAGCCGTACCAGTTCAGCTGCTGGAACAGGAGCGATCCGAACTTCGCCTACCTGTCCGGCGCAAAGCCGATCCCTTTCCGCGAACTGGCCCAAGCACGGATCGCCGCTGACCAGGTGATCGACGGCAAGGTGCCGGATCCCACCGGCGGCGCCACGCACTATTACGCGACCACGATGCCGAAGGCACCGGCCTGGACGGCGAAGGCCACCCAGACACTGAAATTCGGTCATCACGTTTTCTTCAAGGATGTGCCGTGATGACACCGACGCAGAAACTGATCGGCCTGTTGGTACTGGCTCTAATGCTGGTGGTTGGCGCCGCAGTGGGCGCGTGGATGGTGCAGGACTGGCGCTTCGGTAATCAGCTCGCCGAACAGGCCGGGTTGCACAAGGACGATCTCTCCGCAATCAGCAACGCGGCCGCTGCTCAGGTGCGCTCCGATCAGGATAAGCGCCTGGCGCTCGAGCAGCGTCTGTCGGTAAGCGACCAAACACACCACAAGGAACTGACCGATGCTCAAACAAATCAGGCTCGCCTGCGCGCTCGCCTTGCTACTTCTGATCTGCGGCTGTCAGTCCTCCTCGTCGCCACGGATCCAGCCAGTGGCTGTTCAATGCCAGCCGGTACCGAAACCGTCGGCGTGGTTCATGGAGGAACGCGCGCCCGACTTGACCCAGCGCATGCTCAACGAATTATCGGAATCACCGACGCCGGCGACCAAGGATTGATTGCGCTGGCAGCGTGCCAGTCCTACGTGCGGGAAGTGACTCGCTGATCCTACCGGCGCCCGTCCAATGGATCGGAACCTGTCAGTTCCTTGATTCTGGAGCACAGCTCGCTGAGCAGTTTGTTATTGGCCATCATCTCCCAATTGTTTTTCGTCTCGATGTCGGAGGCTCTGCGGTTTGAATCTGCGAGCTCCGCCTTGGCCTTCACCAGTTCGGCACGCAGCACTCCGCATTCTCTGGTGGCATCAGCATGCATCTGCACCAAGCCGAAAATGTCTTCGCGGGCTTTGCGCAATTGCAGGGTCAATTCCTGCACCTCGTTTTCGGTCACGCGCAGGAAGTAGCGACAGGTCTCAAGCTCAGTCGGGCAGCCAAGCCAATCGCTGGTGTCTTCGATTTCGAGGGGGTCCACGGTCATGCCTTTTCTATACTGTTTGGATATACAGTAATCGAGGCAGGGTGATTCGGCGAGGGCGCGGCGACGAGCCGTCGTTGTGATTCGTGCTCATTGAGTCATACCTATCACTGCGCGCCTTTCTTTACGAAAAGATCGGCTAGTCTTCAAAAGCAGATTTAGTGTTCTGGACTGGTCTATCTTGTCGGAGAAAATTATGTCGCAGGAGTTATTGAGCGAACTGAAACAGGAAATAAACAATTGCCAATTGTGGGCGCGACGAAACTATAACTACGCTCATCTTGTGTTTGGATTTACCGTCATGGCCAGCTTTGTTTCGGCAATATTAGTCGGCTCAGATGCGAAGGATTGGACGGCAATTGGATTGAGTGAAAGAGGGGGGCGTAATTTGCTGACCGCTCTTACGGCAATGCCCGCAGCATTGCTCCTCATCAACAACACCCTCCGATTCGAGGAGCGTTCAAAATGGTTTTGGCGTAAATGTCGGAAGCTTCAGCGACTGCTGAGAACGATGCGGGACTCAGTCAGTCCGAATTCGGAAGATGTTAGTAAAGAATTTAGTGATATCTCAGAAGATATGGAAATTGAATGGCCAGCATTCGGCTCCTCACCTTCCCAACCAAAGAAAACTGGCATTGAGTAGCGATCGAGCGGGTTAGATTTATATCAGTCATTCTGGCGTCATCATGACGGCGAGCGTCATCTTGATGAATTCCTCATTCCGGTCGATTGCTTCCAGGGCACCCCGGACGTTGCCACCGACTTCGGTCGCACCGCGCTGTTCGACCCAAAGCGTCAGCTCCATGATGGCAGCCTCCAAGGCAAGCTGGTTTTCGTTAATTTTGAATAGTAGGGAAGGGAGCAGGTCAGAGTGGGGCATCGCGATTCCTCCGTGGAAGAGGACAGCGTAGCAGCGGAAATGAGTGTTGGGAGAACTTTGCAGAACCCCGGAGAGGGGGAACTACTGTAGGAATATACAACGCTAAGTTATTGATTCTTATAGAGGGATGTCACGGTTTTGGACCTGCGTTAAAACACCTGTTTTTCTTTATAGATCATATGCTTGCATGGGTTTCTGGGTCACCTTGACATGGTGGTGTTCCTAATTTTTCAATTGTCTTTTTTATTGACATTCTGCTTCTACGCCAGCCATCGAATCCTTCAACCTGTCGATCGTAGCCTTCAATCGATCCAAGTTTTGACCTTGCGCAAAAGTAATCTCGTTTTCGTACTTAGCGACAATTTGGGCTTTTAATTCGCTGACACGCGCTGTGCACTTATTTTCTCGCACCAATGGGTAAGTCATTCCGCCAATGAGCAGCGCGCAGAGCGTGAGCATTGCCGTACCCTTTACTGTCAGTATGCCGAAAAACTTTGTTTCATTCTCGGCAGGCTTCAGCATGTCGTCTCGAAATTTTCCACTGAAAATAAGGGCCAAAATTATGCAAACTAAGAGTGCACTACACGTTAAAGGGACGAGCAGAATTTTTTCCATTTTCGCACCCCAGGTCGCCAAATCGCATGAGCCTTCAGTGTAGGAAGGAAAAGGAGCACCTGCAGGGTGTATCGTGCGCAAAACCTCCTCTGCAGGCCGCGTATTTTCGTTTGCAAAAGCACAAAAAAGCGGATTTTTTGCCGTGCTTAAGAAGGGCTGTTATCGTTATAAAACAATCGCTTAGATCGCTACCGTCCCCAGCATGGGGTGCTAGGGGTCGAGTGTTCGAATCACTCCGTCCCGACCATATTTCTTGAGTAAAATCAGACAGTTAAGCCGATCACATAGATCGGCTTTTTTGTGTCTGCGAAACCTGCGCAAAGGTGCCAAATCCGCTGCTAACTTACAGATCTCCCTGCCGCGCGGGTCCTGTATTGGATTGACGAAGCTCCTCAATAATCCGGCGCGCCCGATTCGCACCAACATCAACATGTATATCAATCATCGGCCGCATGCCGAACCGGCACATATTCTTGTACTGAGCTTCGATAATCACCTTGTCTTCATCAA